GTTTCGTTGGTACTGTTAGTATCTCTGAACTATCATCTATTAAGATTGTTGGTGGATCCATTACTATCACTGGATTCTCAGACAGTGATGAACTAGGTGGTGCGTTCGCTTCTGACTCCTTACTACCTACACAGGCTGCGGTTAAGGACTACATCACTAACAAACTAGGACCTTACCTAAACCAACCATTCTCAACTAACGCTGTTCCTTCTGCTCTTGTACAGTTAACTACCTCTGGTAAGATTAACATTGAACAGATCCCTGCGTTACGTCCATTCAATATTACATCTGTAGCTTCTACAGCAGAGAGACTAGCAATCGAAGACGCATCAGCTGGTGACATCGCTATTGAAACTACATCTACATCATTCACATTCGTACCAGCTTCAGTTGATACAGTTAACGACTACATCACAATACCTGGTCACGGACTAGCAACAGGTGACATTCTAACTTACTTCCAAGGAACTGGTAACGTTGGTAACTTGGCAGACGGTGCTCAGTACTATGTCATAGTACACTCTGTAGGTGCTAACACAACAGACTACATCAAACTTGCTACATCACTATCTGATGCTCAAGCAGGAACTGCTAGAAACTTAGCAAGTCAAGGATCTGGTACTCATACATTACGTACTGAGGGTGCTGCTATATCCTACATTCTTGAGAATGATTTGGACACTATGTTCATCGCATTCACTCCTGACTCAACATTAACATACACACCTGGCAACATACTTATTGGTTCTGCTAGTGGTGCTCAAGGTATCATTACAGGATATGAGCAAGGTGTTGTTAGAGACATTCTAGTTGATGACACTGGATCTGGATATACAAACCCACCAGGCATTACAATTTCAGCACCAACTGGATCTGGCGGTACACAAGCATCAGCGACATGTACAATCGTTAACGGACAGGTATCCACAATATCAATCACAGACAAAGGTTCTGGATATTTCACACAACCTACTGTAACATTTACTGCTGCTCCTACAGGTGGTACAACTGCTACTTCTCAAGGTAACGTAGCAAGAGTTGAGGCAAGATTAGCTGTTGACCTAGCAAACAACATCAAATACTCTAACGTTGATTTCTTACAAGACGAAGCAAATCAGACAGTTGCTACAGGTACATACGTACATGATACATTTGATATCACAGTTACAGAACTCAATCATGGATTTAGTCAAGGTGACATCGTATACCTTAACTTTACATCTGGTTCATCTCCATCAGGTTTCTATGATGTAACTCCAGTTAATGCTAACGAGTATACAGTTATAACAGCAGTAGCACTGCTAACATCTGGTAACTACGAACGTAAGAAGATCGTTGATGTTATTAGAGTTGTTAACACATCTGCTAAAGACGCTGCTAACTGGACACAGTTATCATCAACTAACATTGACGCATCTAACATCGTTGCGGGTACTATTGACCCAGAGCGTTTAGGTAAAACAGGTATAGCGAACTCATTCACATTCTTAAGAGGTGATAGTTCTTACCAGAACGTTATACAGTCTATCAAGTTCTCAACTGCTGACTGTATGGTTGCTGAGTCAAGTCTATCTGACACATCATATATTGAGAAGGTTGACATAACAGTCGCAGGAACAGGATATACAAACGGTACATATCAGAACATCCCAATGTTGGGTGGTAACGTACCTATCTCTGATTCAGGGGTAGCACGTGCTACTTACACAGTTGCTGACGTTACTACTGGTGGTATTATCGCTAGTGTAAGTAACCTCAATCAGACACCTGAGTCATACACAGCAAATACAACCTTTGACGTAGCACCATCTACAACAACTGGTGCGGGTCTAGGTGCTGTCATTAGATTTACTACTGACGCTGTAGGTACTCTATCGGTTGATCTTATACTACAAGGTGGATCTGGATTCTTAGGTGGTGACACACTAACCTTCGATGGTCCTCTATTCGGTGGTACAGTACAACAACCAGTTGAAATCAGTGTATCGACATTAACTTCATCACAAGCATTCGGTGTCATAACCAGTGTATCTGTGGTTACACCAGGTACTGGATATAATGGAGACTTTATACTAACAGTTCCAAATGAACTAGGTACTCCATCACAGGCAGCTACATTAAACGCACGTAAGGGTATTCTACCTAGATTCTTCGGTAACGCATCTATTGACGTTAGAAAAGCAAATAAACTTACACCAACAACATTACAAGCTGGTGGTTCAGTCTTTGGTAACTACGGTATTGCTAAGTACAGAAAGAACGTTGCTGAACAAGCACTTGGTGATCAGACAGAAGGTGGATTCAGAGTTACAGACAATGGTGAAGTATCCATCGACCAAGGTGCGGGTTCTAAACTTAATGCTGACAAACTAGATGGTAACGAAGGTGCGTTCTATCAGAATGCTTCCAACTTAGTTGAAGGTGTTATTGACCCACAACGTCTAGCAAACACCACATATAACATTTCTATATCTGGTACTGCTGACTTTGCTAACGTACTATTCGCTGAGACAACTGCTCCATCATCTGCTAACGCTAACCTAGTATCAGCAGCTAACGTTGGTGCTCAGTTAGCCCTTAGATCTAACAACGTTAACGGTATTCCAACCGACGCAGGTGGAGATAGAAATGGTACATTAACATTCAGAAGATCTGCGACTGGTAACTCTGTTGCTCAGTTAGCATTCTCTGCTACAGATAACTTATACTTACGTGGTAACTCAGACATATCTAACGTATATGGTAACTGGGCGAAGATCTGGCATTCAGAGAACGATGGTCCTCCTGATCAAAACGAACCTCGTCGTGGTACATTACCAGGTCCTAACGCTGACTTCTTAGATAATCAGCAAGGTCTATGGTATCAGCAAGGTTATAACATTCATGACCAGAGAACAATAGGTGTTCTTGGCGATCCAGCTCTACCAACTCTATTAGGTAGAGACAAGTTTGTCGCTGACAACTTCTATGTTGTATCTTCTGGAGAGAAATATCAACTATACGTTCCTAACTTCTTCTGTGCTACTGGTACAAACCCTGCGGGTAACTTATCAGCGGGTGGTACATACACTCTATATGCTGACGATGCTGCTGTAAACAACATTGGTACAATCACCATTGATCCAGGCGGTATCACAGAGACAGATGATACTACTGTAGATGCTAAGTATACAGTTGTTACTGGTTCTATCACATTCGTTGGTGCGTATGGTAACAAGGACATCAGAGTCTTCGGTCCTAACCCTGGCTCTAAGTGGACAGTTACATCATCTAACCTACTTACAACTGGTGCTTCACAGGTATTCGCTCTTAGCAATACTGAAGATGGTGCTCTGTTTGAAATGGGTAGAGCAGGAATCGTTTCTACACCAATCTTTGATATAAGATCTGGTGGTCTATCAAATGACTATGATGTAAGATTCGAGTTCTCAGGTGGTAACGCATCTAATGGTAACGGACTCATGGACATCAAGTCCAGTAGCGTTACTATCAACAGCAACACAGTATGGCATGCGGGTAACGATGGTGTTAACTCACAGTTAGACGCTCACTATGTTGATGGTTATACTCAGAACACTAGCAACGTTGGTAACACACTTGTACGTAGAGAAGCAGATGGTGACATCAACGTACAGGATCTATATGCTGACCAAGGTATCTTTACTAACACTGGTACATCAACTCTACTATTAGCTGATGGTAATGGTATTACTTTAGGTAAGGCAACTACTAACGTTCTTGCTATTAAGGGTAGAAACAGCAGTTCTCAAGGTTTCATCAGATTTGGTAATGACAGTAATAGCTTCGGTTACAATGGAACATACCTATCATACAACAATGTATACTTCCGTAACGGACGTATAGGTATTGGAGATTCTAATCCTGGTGTATCACTACAGAGTACTCAAGACGCAATATTCGGAACATCAGGTAGAAGTGCTAACACATATGTTAGAGCATTAGCTGGTGATTCATATCAAGCTGGTTTTGAAGCATTCGGTTCCAACCAAGGTACAGGTTACCTATACATTGGACAATCAATATCCTATGGTGGTGGTATTGCTTACAACGGAGATAACTCTCCTGCTTCGTTCGGTTCTGAGTCTGGTGATGATATCACATTCTACAGAAGAAACGCAGGATCTGATTCTCGTGTTATGAAGTATCGCTATAATGATTCTACTGTACATTTCTTTGGACAGATTAGATCACGTATAGCACAAGGTACAGCACCATTCTACATTGATTCTACTACAGAAGTCAGCAACTTAAATGCTAACTTACTACAAGGATACACAGCGTTAGGTCTTCCATACTTGAAGAGAACAACTAACGAGTGGATCACATCTGCTGAAGGTCAAAGAAGATTCTACTTCGCTAACGATTCACATACATACTATAGCAGTGGTGATAACTACTATTGGAGAAACAATGCTGACTACAGTATTGCTTCAGTTGATGGTGATGCGGGTACATGGACATTCTATGAACCAGGTGGCGACACAACACAGTCATCTTACAGAATGGAGATCAGAGGAGACAATGGTCTTAACATCAACACATCTTCCGTGGGTGTATCAAGTGGTCAAAGATCTGTTGTTCTTCGTGCTGATGGTGACAAACAGTGGATTGATAGATACGGTATTATTAAGAGAAACCGTCAAAGTATCTCTGAGAGTATCACTATAAATAATGGAGACTCCTGTAGTTCTAATGGTCCTCTAACAATCAGTAGTGGATATACAATTCAAATCGCAAATGGCGGTAGTTGGGTAATTCTTTAAAACATGTCTAGACTTTTAGTTAACAATATCAGAGCATACTCTGGTTCGGTAATAACAATCCCTTCGACAACTAAATTGTCATTGGGAGGAAAAACTATTGGTGAAAACTCTGTTCTACCTTCAGCGTCAGGACAGAGTAATAAGGCAATAGGTAGTGATGGTTCATCAATCATATACAACACTTACGGTGCTAGTGGCATGCAAGTGTTTACATCATCTGGAACATATGTAAAAACAACAGGAACTAATCAGATCATGGTACGTCTGGTAGCCGCAGGAGGCGGTGGATCTGGACACTGTGAAGCTGGTGGAGCTGGTGGATTCTCGGAGAAAATATTAAATGTTACTGGTGTGGGTTCAGTATCTGTTGTTATTGGAACTGGAGGAACAGGTACATACTATTCTGGAAGATCTGGACAAGGATCTTCCTCCTCCTTTGGTGCTTTCCTCTCAGCAACTGGAGGAGATGGTGCGAACCAGTCCTATCAACACGCAGGAGGACTTGGAGGTATTGGAGCTGGTGGAGATGTTAATATGTACGGTGGCGGTGGATCCGCACATGGTAGAATAAATGGTGGAGGAGGATATAGTTTCTTTGGTGGTTCTGCTGCCAGAGGTCATCCTCGTGGTGGTGACTATTCAAGAAACCATCAAGATCGTTGTGCACCTGGCTCAGGTGGAGCAAACGGATGGTTTAGATCCTACTTAGGACCTGAAGGTAAACATGGTATGGTTGTAGTTTGGGAGTTTAAATAATGAGTATATTAAAAGTAAATGAACTGAGACCTCAATCGGGTTCAAACGTAACTATCCAATCAGGATATACATTGAGACTAGGAAGTAAAAACCTAGACTCTAGTAGTGTCATGCCATCACCTAGTGGACAGAATGGTAAGATACTTGTAAGTAATGGATCATCTCGTAACTGGGAAGATCATGGTGCTGTCTCTATGTCAGTATGGACATCTAGTGGTACATGGTCACGACCTACTGGAGTAAAGAGAATTCTTGTAAGAATAGCAGGAGCTGGTGGAGCAGGATCAGGAGTTGGAGAAGCAGGGGGAGCAGGAGGATATGCTGAAGAAATTATTGATGTAACAGGTGTATCATCTATATCTGTTACTGTGGGACAACCTGGCTCATGGGGTGGTACATACTACTCTGGTGGTGCTGCTAACGGTGGTTCTACATCATTCGGAAACTATATGAGTGCTAGTGGTGGTAACGGTGCTAACCGTAACTATCAGCACTGTGGAGGACTACCTGGCGTAGGGTCTGGTGGAAACCTGAATATATATGGTGGAGGAGGATCAGGTCACGAATACTGGTCTGGTTATCCTGGTGGTGGTTCTTTCTTTGGAGGAGCAGGAGCAACAGGACACCCTCGTGGTGGTCACTATGCTTACAACCATCAGTACAGAGCTGCTGTAGGAAGCGGTGGTTCACCTGGTTATCATACATCTCGTAGAGGTGCTCGTGGTATGGCGGGTGTTGTATGTGTCTGGAACTTTAGATAACTATGTCAAACGTTTACACAAATGAACTCGACGCTGCGTCGGGACAATCTATATTAATACCCAGTGGATACAACCTATCCTTGGGTGGTACCATATTGAATAGTTCTTCTATACCTCCTGATCCAGAGGATGAGGGAGGAAAATATCTAGTCAGTAATAATACTGACGCTGTGTTTAGACATATAGGTCCTACAAGTATATCAACATTCTTTAACAGTGGTACATGGTCACGACCAGATGGTATCAACAGAGTCATTGTACGTGTTACAGGTGGTGGTGGCGGTGGTTCAGGTCACTCTGAATCAGGTGGTGCGGCTGGATATGCTGAAGAGGTTATTGACGTTCGAGGTATTTCTAGTGTATACTGTACAGTAGGTAATGGTTCTGGAAGTGGTACATACTACTCTGGAAATGGTGGCGGGGGCGGTACCTCATCATTCGGAAACTATGTTTCTGCTAGTGGTGGATTAGGTGCGAACCAAACATATCAACACTGCGGTGGTCTTGGGGGACTAGGATCAGGCGGTAACCTCAACATTTATGGTGGAGGTGGCATCGGACACATGAACTACATGGGTCACGGTGGAGGATCTTTCTTTGGATCAGGAACTATGAGTGCTCATGGTAACTGGAACCAAGGAACAAGAAGTTCTCAGTTGAAAGCTGCTCGTGGTTCGGGTGGTACATCAGGATATCAGCGTTCTTATCAGGGTGCTAACGGTATGGCTGGTGCAGTTATTATTTTAGAGTTTGTCTAAATAGAATTACGGATTCAAAGTAACATGGCTAAAAGTTGTTTAGTAGACTATCGTGGATTCATCACCGATGTGGTTGAGCCTGGTGAAGAGTTCGAGGTCTATCAAGGGGATGACTCCCCAATCAAATGGGTAACTTGCGACGATGATAACGTCACAAACCTATGGGTATTATGTAATGGTGAGTTTTTTGACAGTGCTGACAGACTGGAAAGAAACCAACAGATGAAAAGAAAAGTTGAGTATGGTTCTGTAGAAGAACAACTCGACATGATGTATTGGGATCAAGTAAATGGTACAACCACATGGAAAGATCACGTAGCATCAGTAAAAACTAACATTGTAAATCAGACAACTGCAGATGCAGATGCCTCGTTCTACGATGGCAAAAAAGAATTTGAGATGGGTACTGAAGAAGCACCCTCTTGGAATGGACTACCCGCTGCTAAGAGAGCAAAGGTAACTAAGTTCAAGAACGAAACAGTTTACGAAACAGGATGGGAATTAGACCCAACTACTAACAGACCTAAGTACGTAGGATAAAACTTACATTATGAAAATTGAAGAAATTTGTATAGTCGGTGGCGGTACCGCAGGATGGATGACCGCTGCTACTCTGATTAAATCATTTCCAAAAAAGAAGATTACTCTAATTGAGTCGGATGATATACCTACCATAGGTGTGGGTGAGTCAACCACTCAATTTTTTCGTGACTGGACACTTGAAATGAATCTACCAGATAACTGGATGGATGAGTGTGAAGCGACATATAAGTACAGTGTAAAATTTAAAAACTTTAGTGAGTATGGTGACTTCCATTATCCTTTCTGGGATGGTGGTGCTCCTAAGAATAGTAGTTGTGATATATTAGAATGGTTCTTCCATTATAGAGCAACAAATGGTAATCCAGAGGTATCGTTTGCTGAGTGGATGACACCATATTGGAGAATTATAGAAGAGAACAAAGTTGTTATTAATGACTTTGAATCATTCAAAGGATATAAAAACGCAGGGTATCATCTTGACGCAGTTAAGTTTTCTAATATGCTTAAGAGAGACTTCTGTCTCCCACGTGGTGTAGTACATCATATTGACACTATCAAAGATTGTATCAAAGATACTGATGGTAATATAGCAAGTCTTGTAGGTGAGAAAGACATCTATCTTGCTGATATGTTTGTAGACTGTACTGGATTTAGATCACAGATACTAGGTGGTATGATGGGTATAGAGTGGGATGAGTTTCCATTCCTTATCAACAACAAAGCATGGACAGTTAGGACAGCATATACAGATAAGTCAACAGAGATGACTAACCATACACAGTGTACAGCACTAGACAATGGTTGGGTATGGCACGTGCCACTCACTACTAGAATAGGTACAGGATATAATTTCTCTGACAAGTTTATATCAGAAGAAGATGCGTTAGCAGAGTTTAAAGAATTTCTAGGTGATAGACCATTGCTATCTGAACCACGTTTAGTAAAATGGAAGAACGGTGTAGCAAAGAAAATCTGGACTAAGAACGTTGTAGGTATAGGATTATCAGCAGGATTTATAGAACCATTAGAATCTAATGGACTACTATCTGTACATAATTTTGCTGTGTTCTTAGCAGATGCTTTGTCAACACATGAGGGTAAAATCAATACTCTCATCAGAGCACAGTTCAATCGTAGATGTAGAAAACATATGGGACAGTTTTCTCACTTCGTTGGTAATCATTTCATGATGACAACAAAAGATAACAGTGAGTATTGGAGATATATTTCAGAGAACATTAATTATATGGATGATAAGGCAGAGAAAGAGGCAGAGACACATGGTGGGTATCCACTAGATGATTTCCCATTGAAAATGGATGAGTTAACAAATTTTAACTTTAGCAATTTAGCGGGAAACTCCTTTATTTGTGCGGGTCATATGCATTCTCCACTTACACCATGGACATGTGATTATATGGAAAAGAGAGGAAACGTTGACATCTCCTCCTTCCGAGTGCTATCATCAGGGTATACACTTGACCCCAATATACATGCTGAAATAGATCAGTTCCCTACACCAGAGGAATTTTACTATGAAGATGTTGCGGGTATAGATTTCCATCATTCATTACATGGTTAGTATTTGTATACTTGGCGGTGGTTCATCTGGATGGATGACAGCTGCTGCTTTTGCTAAAGTATTTCCACATTATAAAATCAGATTGATAGAGGATCCAACTCAGAAACCTTTAAGTGTTGGAGAGTCTACTCTTGGTCATTTCAATCGTTACCTAGATTGTCTAGGTATAAAAGATAAAGATTGGATGAAAGATTGTAATGCCACATATAAACTATCAATTCAATTTACTAACTGGCAGAATAAGGGTGACGTATTTCAATATCCCTTTGGGGATTACGATTATACTAACGGTGACTTTGTAACATGGTATTATCTACATCATACATTTCCTACCCTATTTCCTGATACAACATACTGTGAGTTCTATAACCCTGTTAGTTACCTAGCAAGTACAAATAAGATCGTAGACAACAATGACTATGTACGTAATTTTAAAAGGCACTGGGATACATCATATCATTTTGATGCTACAAAATTTGGTGGTTGGTTACGAGATAATCTCTGTCAAACTGTAGAGCATACTAAAGCAAAAATTGTATCAACATTCTATGATGATAAGTGTAATGTCAAGGGAGTTGTAGATGAGTATGGTAATGACTATAAGGCAGATTATTTTATAGACTGTACTGGATTTGGATCTCTGCTCCTAGAGAAGTCTATGGATCAAAGTTTTATAGAGTTCCCTAATCTACCAAATGATTCTGCTGTAGTCACACACGTACCATATAATGACAAACAGACAGAAATGAAAAACCAGACAGATGGTTATGCCATGGATAATGGTTGGTGTTGGACTATACCACTGTGGGAAAATATTGGAAAGGGATATGTATATTCTAGTAAGTTTATTGATAAGTTTAAGGCAGAGGAAGAGTTTAGAAAACACCTAGATTTGAATTGCTTCACATCTAAGGAATGGGATGGTAAAGTAGAACATATAAAATTTAGACATGGTAAGAGAAGACTAGGATGGTGTCAGAATGTTATTGGTATTGGTCTATCATATGGTTTCTTAGAACCATTAGAATCTACTGGTTTGTTTACTACACATGAGAACATACTTAGATTAGTAGATACGTTCCAACGTAGAGACGGACATATTACACAGATAGACATAGATGGGTACAATCATGCTGTACACTATGAACTAGAAGCAATGAAAGAGTTTGTAGAAATGCACTACTATCTTTCTCCTAGAAATGATACAGAATATTGGAGACACTATAGTAACAAGTCACCACTATCTTATGAACACATGTTTGATAAGGTAGTTAGATCACCTCGTCTATATCAAGAGTTTATACATTGTTGGAACATATCTAACGCACCTAAAGATATGGGTGGACTACCATATATCGCAGCAGGGTTAGGATATCATCCTATCACTAAGACTGACTATGACTATAAGATGGCAACCGAACAGGTTTCAATAGCATATCTTCATGATGTTAAAGACAGACATTTCCATTATCGAAAATCTGTGCTAAAATACTTAAAGGATCAACCGTCACACTACGAGTATTTGAGAGAAAGGATATATGTTTAAAAAGAAAAAACCAAGAGCAAGATTTTTTAGTCTACATCCTGGCGTACATACTCTACATCCTATTACTAAAGCAGCAGAACTTGATAGGGATTGGGTTAGTAAAGAAAGAGATGATTATAAAGATAGATTAGGTAAGTGCCCTTTCAATAAAGTATTACAAGGAGAACAACATCAAGCTAATTCTATAGGTCGTTGTCCTGCTATAAATTCTATTATGAGGACAGGTTATATTGTGTATGCTCCTGCTGACTTTAAGGTTCATACAAATGGAGACAAACATACTATACTGTTCACTACCACTCCTTTTAATCCACCATCATCAGATTACGTTGTACTCCATGAGACAGATGTAACAAAATGGTTGATGGATTCTAGTAAGGATACTACAATAGATCAAGTAGTAAAAATCAATACTACTTGGCGAGTACAGGCAGATGATGATGTCGTATTTCTCCAGACAAAAGTACCTTTCGTTAATGAAACTCGCTTCTCAGCAGTATCTGGTATTCTCGATCCACGTACTGCTTATGAAGTCAATGTCCAACTCTTCTGGCACGTGATGGAGGGTGATGTAACAATTAAAGCAGGGACACCTCTCTGCTGTTATGTACCCATGTCACGTAGGATGTTAGAAGACTTAGACATGTCTATTGATGTAGCAACTCCTACAGATTATAGACTTGAAGAAGAGTTCATGTACACTGCGTACAATCAGTTTCCTGAGAATGTTAACACCACTCAGAGACAAATCAAAACTAATAAAATATTAAAGAAGTATTGGAATGGGTGACGTATCAATCCCTTTGTTTTCTGTCCCTGTAGTTAAGGGTAGAATAGTACCAGATGAGTATGCTGATGCTGCCACTGAGACTGTGTTAAATCGTATCTTTCTTGATAGGAAGTTAGGTCAGTTTGAAGGTGAGTCAGGTTTATCTACAGGTCCTGATGAGATGAAAATACATGAAAAAGAAGAACTTAAGTGGTTAATGAAACCACTAGAATTTGCTGTCAAAGAATACTGGGTATACACTCTGGGATATAAGAAGATGGCAGATATTAAATGTAGAGATGGTTGGGCAAACAAACACTTCGCAGGAGACACTACAGTAGAACATAGTCACAATGATGGATGGTGGGGTAGTTGTCAGATATCATGTGTATATTATTTTAGAAAACCAAAAGGATCTAGCAATATAAAATTCTGTAATCCAAATGATTATATCTTACGTAACCAACCTTATGCTATGATGAAGGGGATACATACTATAGCAAGTGAACTTCCTGCTGAACAATACGAGTATGTTCTTTTCCCATCATGGGTGAGACATAGAGTAGATCCTAGCACTGTAGGACCTCGTATAGCAATGTCATTTAATTACTATGGATATGAGTAGACTCCCTATATCTAAGAGGGTATATCAAGAGACAAAACCTATTTTCAAACCAGTGAGTGAGTGGTCATACACTTACCACAGTAAGTATTGGATTGTCAGAGATATATTTAAAGAAGGTGGTCTAGATTTATTCAAGGACATCGCTAGTTCTTATCCTATTGTAGATGTTAACAATCACGATGAGGACTTTGATCACAATCCTTTCATGGTACATCATCTACCATACTGGATCACACAACCTCTATGTGAGGCAGTGAGAGAATTTGTAATTAGAGAACACTTTGGTCAAGGACCTGAAATGGAACTGATAGATGAACGTCTGTCAGAGTGGGGTAACGTATACTTTAAGGACGAGTGTCGTCCTCTAGTAAATTCATATATCCCACACGTAGACTTTCCTGATGATGAGGGATGGATAGGAAACTTATGGTTAACAGAACATGAAGAAGGAAAAACAACAACAAACATCTATGACTATAAAGGAGAGATTGACCAAGGACGGTACGATTTCCAACTCGATCCACGTCACCAACGGTACAAAGAGTGGCACAACTGGGTTGGTGACGGTAGAAACCACGTCGACGGCTTCCAGAATTTTGATGGCAAAACTGCCTTCCACTGGGGATTCCGACAAGTAGGCAAGGCACCATGCGAACATGGCACTATGACAATTTACAATGGCAACATACCACATTGCCCTTTTGTCGATGATAGTGTAGAATATAGATGGTCTCATTGCTTTGGTTTTAAATACAAATCATTAGCAAAGGTCTTTAAAGCACAAGAAGTTCCTGTTTAATGTTTCTAGAAGAAATATTTCCTACCCCCATCTGGGGATTTGATCTTGATCTTGATGTAGACAGTATAAAATACTGGTGCTACGGATGTATGAAAGAGAATCCTGGCAGAGTTATATCTAACGTTGGTGGGTGGCAATCAGAAGATTATAGAGAGTTCGGTCAAACACCATTGACTGAACTTGTGTTGTATATTGTCAGAGAATCTCACAACATAGCAAAGGACATAGGTATACCTGAAGGTGATCGTTGGGTGGAGAATCTATGGGTCAATATCAATCCAAAGTATTCTTACAATCAGGTACATGTACACCCAGAAGCAAGACTATCTGGTGTGTTCTATGTGTCAGCTCCTGAGAACTCAGGTAATATATGTTTTACTAGATCTAATGGTTATTCTTTAGGAACGGTTGCTCCTAACTCTACTAGATACAGTAGTTGTGAATGGTGTTATCCACCAAAGAAAAACAGACTAATCATATTTCCTGCTTGGCAGGAACATCACGTGAAAGCGAATCTATCTGATGAAGATAGAATATCAATATCATTCAATATAAGATGAGAGAGTTTAGAAACTTTTTACCCACCTCGTTAGCAAACGAGTTACATGATAAGATGACATCTAATGAGTTCCCTTGGTTCTGGTTAGATGATGTTACTGTATCTCCAGAGGAACGATCAGAAGTTCCTGAGTTTTACAGGAGTCAACCTGGCATGCACCATACACCATATCGTGATGGTAACATGAGTACATGGTACGGTGACTTTAGTTTCTTCTTTCATTACATCGTTGATGTTATGAATCTAGATTACAAAGACTGGTATCTATCCAGACTAAGATGTGGATTAAACTTCCCTACATTCAGAGAAGAACATTTCCTACACAATCAACCACACGTTGACTTTCCTGAGTCATCAGGTGTTGATCATTACACATGCCTATACTACGTAAATAATTCCGATGGTCCGACAGTCGTATTTGAAGAGAAAAAAGAATCGCCCAAGTATACGATTAAGTATAAATGCGATCCCGAAAAAAATAAGTTATTCGTTTTTGACGGTAAGCACTATCATGCTAGCTCATGTCCTCAACATCATGACGCACGGTTAGCAATAACTATCAACATTGTAAAACGTCAACCTATTCAGAATGTTAAGCCGTTTCTTCGCGTCGCGTAACCTATACTGCGATGATGGAGTGGTTCACATTCGCAATTTTTTAGACGACCCAACTCAATACCTATCATGGAAAAGTGTAGAGCATTGTCTTACACGTGATGATATATTCTGGGAACTCATAGACAAGAAAGGACATAAGAAGAATCTTCAACAGTACAAACCATACTGGTCTCCTGTACCATGTCAGGATAAGAACACAATATATGAACACATACAAAGCAAAGAAAGTTTTGTCATCACAGGTTACAGTAAAGTAAATAGAAAAGCAAATGACCTGTGTATAGAGATAGAGAGATCTCTAGATGTTAATGTAGATATACATGTGTATGGAGGAAAAGGTGAGGCACCTTCATTCAAGACACATTGTGATCACTTCTCTAATTTTATTATACAGTCTGTAGGAGAAACATATTGGAAAGTATATAAGAACAAGCAAACATCCTTACTTGCTTGTAGGAATGACAAACCATTAAACTATGATATAATGGATATTGAATGGGAGGGTATTTTAAAGCCTGGCGATCTCCTCTATATACCTGATAGAGCATACCATCAAGCTCTACCAGATAGACCTAGGTTGTCCATGAGTATTCCTTGTGTACCAACTGTATTAAACCCTGAGTTTTATGACAGACGTAACTACAAAATACAAACCGATAATTAAAGTTGTTAAGAACTGCGTTCCTATTCCATTAGTCGATTACTTGTACACAGAGTTCAGACTGATGAGGGATGCCCTACTTGCCATGGGAAGCAATGAGGGTTATAATGACCCTACAGTTCCTAACACTTTCTCTTGGTATTCACCCCTGTGCTTTGAAGCATTGGGTCTACATTTGAAACCTCAAGTGGAAAAAATACTGAAGACAAGTGTCGAACCAACCTACTCTTATGGACGCATATATACTGAAGGAAGTGAACTCGTCAGGCATACTGACAGACGTTCCTCAGAGATAGCAGTCAATCTGTCTATTGCTCGTGACATCAAGTGGGATCTAAATTTTTTATGGGAGGAGCAAACTCTACATATTGACTTAGAACCAGGTGATGTGGTAATATACAGTGGATCAATTCCACACTGGAGAGAGAAGTATACAGGCAAAGAGCATATCAATGCTTTCATGCAGTATGTCTATGCTGATGGTCTACATAAAGATTTAAAGTATGACACACGTCCTTACCTCGCCACACCTTTTGCTCTCGCACAGCAAGATATACAAGATGAAGTAAAAAATTATGTCTGACGCACCAGAAACAGCAGGAATGGGTACCATTGAGAATGCTCCAAAAGAATGGACATTTGATATGGTATGGGAAGACTTCGTTGCTCAGTTAACTGCAGCACGAGAAGAAGTTAGAGAGAAGGAGGAGGAGTTAGATAAGAACTCTAGTCTCATGACTCGTATTGATCTAACTGATCTTAATGACGCTCGCACTAAAGTGAACCGTCTAGAAGGTGCTTGTGAAGCACTTGATATTATACGCACCACCGTCCTAGGTGTCGAATCTAAAATCCAACGTACTGAGGAAACTACAGCATGACCATTGAAGAAATGATTACAGACTTTACTGAGCAACAGAGTAAGGTAAAAGCAGAAGTGGCAGAAATAAAAGATGCCCTTAAAACAAGAGAAGACCAACTACTGCGTCTACAAGGAGCAATAGAAGGTCTTAGATTAGCAACGCAGGACAAAGGAGAGGAAGCAGAAGCAGCTCCTAAACCCGCTAAGGTTAAATAATTAGTCTACAAATTTAAGGAACTTACTTGATATCAAGTCATGTTTCTCATCAAACTCTAAACGTCTACGGGCATGGGTCTTATCTCCTTCAACAATGAGATAGTACCTTTTACCGTAGATGTTTTTTGTTATGCCTATAGCAACGATAGGTCTATCGTCATATTTGTCGCCAACGTCAAATGGAATAGTTTCTGAAGTACCATTGAAGGGCAGCTCGGTTCTACTCCAGAGGTGTTCTCTGAGTCTATATTCACCTGTTGGTGCTTCTCTGTCTCTAAGTCCAGCCATGAGTTCTATAAATACAAAAGAGGATAATACTGACTATAATCAATGGCAACCCTTTTAGTAAAGGTAGCAGGTTCTATGACTCTTGATGGTGCTCAAGCACTAATAATGGGTCAGCATAGTTATTTAGAATTTGTAAGATCTTTCCCTTCATTTAGAACTATCCAGTTTACAGCACCATCAAAGGATCAATCATCTATAGATGAGATCAGAAGTTTGGCGTATGTTCATGGTGCTACCTATGATAAAGAGTATGAAATAGATCCAGTGCTAGGTGGTGAGACAGCAATAGCAGAGTGGGAGACAGATATAATTGAAACTAACGCAGAAGAAGTAGAGGGAACAAGAAATACAAGAATTATTACATCAAGCGGTGGTGGAACAATATATGTAAAGGTAGCAAACTATGGTGGTAACTTAAGATTTCAGTTGTCATCTACACAGGGTGGTGTCTACAGTCGTATCGCAACCTATAGTGGTTTCGTACAAGGTGGTACATATACCTTTGATCAGAGTGACTCATCTAACACAGGTCATAGACTAGCATTTTCTTTAACACCTGATGGTACACATAAAAATGGTACACAGTACACATATAATGTGACAACAGCGGGTACACCTGGTTCATCTGGTGCGTATACTCGTATCACAGTAGATAGTGTTACAGCATCTGTACTATACTGGTACAACGTATCTAACTCTGACTACGGTGCTTATGATGATAGTCCATTACGTTATGGTGCTATTTGTATACATGACTTTTGGCATCTAGATCGTATCTCAAAACAAAGCAGGAGTTTTTTAAATGGAGTATATAACACTACGGAAGAAGCTGACGGTGTTGACGTTTATGTGCTTGATACTGGAATTAGAGGAGCTTCGAGACCGACTGGAACCAACGTAGGACTACATCCAGAGTTATTTGATGTAGACAATAACGCTGACCTCAATGGTTTATCAGAGCAACAGTCATACAGAGTATATGAGGTAACAGGATATAGTTCAGGATATACTGTCAATGGTGTAGCTAACAGTAATGAAGATGACAACGGACACGGTACATACTGTGCTAACCTCATTGGTGGTATCAAATCAGGTGTCGCACACAAGACAAAATTCTATGCTCTGAAATGTTTTAGTTCAGGTGGTGGTGGAACTTTGTCAGGTATCATGAACGCATATCAGGCAGTCATCAACCACAATGACAGTGGAAATGCCAGCTACAAAGGTAATACTAGACCCGCAGTTATCAACGCATCCTTTGGTTCTACACAACCTAGTGGTTCTTTCCCGTATGTTGAACTAAACGAGGCAGGAACTGACGCAGGATTTGACGTAGAACTATATGACGAAACAGAGAAAGACGTAGTAGATGCTAATATTGTACTCGTTAGATCAGCGGGTAACGGATTTAAAGACTCTAGTGACAGTTTCTTAGGACCTCTACAAGGTAGATACCAACCAGGTACTAGATCAGCAGGATATCCAGACGGTGACGTAAACACAGTTGACACAAATATCGCGTCTATCTCTGTAGGTGCTACAGACTACAATGATTTCTGGGCAGACTTCTCTAACTATGGTTCTGCTGTAACAGTTACAGCACCAGGTCAACATATAACTGTACCAAACTATAACTGGACAACTAACACCCCATATACATCAGTGGGTAATTATAGTGTTATACAAGGTACATCGTTCTCAGGTCCTATCACAGCTGGTGTAGTATCTCAGTTCATAGCAGCTAACAGTTATACACTTAGTACAGGTACACTACCAGTCTTATGTAAAAACTGGATCAGAGGATCAGGAGATCCTGGCAACTTCGCTGCTACAAGTACAACAGCGTACCCTGCTAATACAGCTCACGAATATAAGTTACCTACAGACCCATTCGCAGTCAGTTCAGGTAGTAATGTAATCAAAGTATACTATCCTTCCCTGTATTCATCTGCCTTCTTGAACAAGATAGGTAAGAAACTACAGCTAAGAATAGCAGCTACCAGTTTATCAATAGGTGGTCTTAATATTAAAGAAGTATCTGGCACATGGTATGGTATCACAGGACAGGATGCTGCTAATAACTATATCGAGATAACTGTACTTAACAGTGGTACAAGTAATGAAGTGGGTGGTGGAGATAATAACTATGCTTGCGTAATATCTGACACACATGAGGGAACTGACGGACCTACATTTGGTAATGTCACACTATATGCTGAGTTAGACTCAGAGGAAGCAGGACATACAGGTCGTACTATTCAACAGATACCAGTAGATACAGGTGTTGACTTTGACTATAGTCAGACAGGTGCTTTGATTAGTAAGGTCAGAGGACTGTTCACTAGATACATCTCTAAGACTATCACATGGTTCTATAACGGTAATATAAGTTCAACAGGAGGACAAGGTGTTACCAATGGAAGAATATATTGGGATACAACAGGAGTCACAGCTGGTAGTTACTTTTATCAATGCTCTGCTCACAATGACATGTATGGCACAATCACTTTATCTGGATCAGGTGGTACTGCCAAAAGATATTGGAACGTAACCGCTTCAGGTAGTAGCAACTATACTTTAACAGAACAGAATGTCAATCCTGTAGTCAATACATATAACTTTGCTGTTACTGCTAGTGGTAGTCAAGACTATATCATATCTGGTTCTGATAGGACTGGTTCAATCAGTGGTAATGACCCTGCTATTGTAGTACAAGTTGGCGATACAATAAACTTTAATATGAATGCGGGTGGCAGTCACCCAACTGTTTTCAAGACTGTACAGGGAACTGGTTCAAGTAATCAAGTATCAACAGGTACATACACAGGTGGTGGAGCATCAGCATCTGGTACTGTCAAGTGGATCACAACTGGTGTACCGATTGGCGTATACTACTATCAGTGTACTGCTCACAACAATATGTACGGTACTATCACTGTACAGGCAAACAGCACAGCAGGACAGAGTGGTGATGATGTAGGTATCAATGCCACACCAGGTGACATTCTAGTATTTGACACTACAGCAGGATCTAGTCATCCATTCTATATCAAGACAGCACAGGGAACTGGTAGTGGTAATCAAGTAACTACAGGTAAGATAGGTGGTGACGGATTCGCTCACAATACTTCTATCAGTAAAGACATAGGTGTTGATGAGTTCAAGAGTTATGCTAATGAGACATTTAACGCAGGAGAAGCATATACTCTTTCTGGTGATGATATATCAGGTACAGGATTAACATTCAATACATCAAGTGGTGTTCTATCAGGTACAGTTACATCATCCTATCAGGATACATTCTTTGACATCGTAGTTACAGAGGATAGTTCTGGAGAGGTAAAAAACTATAACTTCCATACACTAGGTACAGGTGTTGTAATTACAATCGGAGATCAACCTTCGGATGCGACAATAGAAGCAGGAGCAGGAACTAACGCACAGTTCGGTCCTCTTAACGCAAGTATATCTGACAGTTCTACTATCAACTACCAGTGGCAGTATAGTACAGGTGGTGCTTGGACAAGTATTAGTAGTCTATCAGGACATAGTGGAGAGACAACAGATACACTTACAGTAGATGATGACTACTCATACAACGGATGGCAATACCGATGCGTTTGTAGTTCTAATACAGCAGCTGCTGATACAACATCTAACTCTGCTACATTAACTGTAACTAGAGTAGTAACGATATCACAGCAACCACAAAACCAATCAGCTGTATCACCAGCTGCTGCTACATTTAATGTAACTGCTAGTACTGCTGATGGAGCATCATTATCATACGGATGGGACAAGTCAGAAGATAATGTAGTATGGCATCAAATACCAGGTGCTACAAGTTCAGCATATACAACTACAGCTACCACATATGACAGTGGTGGTACACCTCCCGCATCTTTTGATGCTGATAACGGTGACTACTATAGAGTCAGAGTCAATGCTATCGGTGCTTCAGAGATAACATCTACGAGTGCCCAGTTATCAGTTACAAGAACTATAACAGTAGACACACACCCTACCAATACTACAGGAGCAGTAGGTGGTACAGCAGACTTCACAGTTGCTGCTAGTCTTTCTGATGGAGACAGTGCTGACCTTAACTACCTATGGCAAGTATCACTTGACGATGGACAAAACTGGTCAGGTCTTTCAGGAGCAACTACAGCATCATATACAACACCTACACTTTCAGCTCAGTTTGATGAGTATCAGTATAGATGTTTAATATCTGCGGCTGGTGCTAATAATACATTCTCTAATGCTGCTACCTTACAGGTAGAGTCAGTATCAGTTAGCGTAGTTTCTGATCCTAGTGACAGAACTATAAATGAGGGACAGGCAACAGGTTTCACAGCAGTTGGTACAGTAACAACTTCTGCTATCAGTGCGTTACTCAACTCTTCCTTTGGAGTTGGTAATTGGACAACACCAGCTGGTGGTGGTGCTTCTGCTAAGGCAGAGACAGCTGCTGACCCAGAGCTATACAACTCTATATGGTCTAGTCATACACCCTCAGTCCAGTATCAGTGGCAAAGAAAAGATGGTGATGAAACTATCACTGTCACAGTGGGCACAGATACAGTTAATGGACAGGCAACAGGAGTATTCTATTTCAATGGCGTAGAGAAACCTAATAACTTTGAATTTGAAAGAGGAGCAACATACTTATTTGATCAATCAGATTCTTCTAACATTACTTGGAACACTCAATCTCACCCATTGATGTTTAGTACAACAGAGGATGGAGATCTAGTAGGAGGTGGACAACACTATGATCCTACAACCACTGTCTACAGATTAGATGGTGTCATCAAAACTATGGCAGAGTACACTGCTCAGTTCTCTGGTGCTACAGTTAGAACTGTAACGTTCACACCACCAAGTAACGCACCTAATACACTTTGGTATTGGTGTCACTTCCACACAGGTCAGGGTAACTCAATGATTATGACTGATGAGTGGAGTGATATCAGTGGTGCTACAAGTCCTACTTACAACACAGGAACAGCAACTTACGCAGCAGATAATGCTGATCAGTATCGTTGTAAGCTTTCGGCTATAGGTGCTGACGCTGATGTATTCACCTCAGCCGCATTGCTAACCGTCTACAGGACTCATAGTGTAACTTCTGAACCAGTCAACGCAACAGGTAATGAAGGAGGCACATCATCATATACTGTAGCGGGTACAACATCAAGTGGTTCACACACATATCAGTGGAGTAAATCTGATAACGGTGTTGACTACAATACTATACCAGGTGCGACAAGTGCTACTTACACCACTCCTGCTCTAGTATTTGCTGATGATAATGACGACAGATATAAGTGTACACTAAGTCTAGTAGGTGCTCAGAGTGATATAGAATCAACCTATGCTGTACAGACAGTTCTTAGAGTTATTTCTATTCAAACTCATCCACAACCACAAACTATTATTGAAGGACAGACAGCAACCTTTAGTATCGGTGCTTCTATTACCAGTGGAGCATTGAACTACCAGTGGCAGAAGTCAACTAACAGTGGTGCTGATTGGGCAAATATAAATGGTGCGACAAGTGCTAGTTATACTACACCCACACAACCATTCCCAACAGTCAATAATGAATATCGTTGTGTATTATCTAACTCTAATGCTATATCAGTCACATCAAACTCTGCTACTATAACTGTTAATGAGTCTGAGTTCGTAGAAGCAGCTGCTACTATGGAGGTCAATATAGACGACACAACTAACTTGACATTCAACAGACAACCTACATTTACAGCAGGAGCATTTATATCACAGTACGCAGGATCAACACATCAAGCATCGTTCTGGATAATCAAGAGAGTGGCAGATAACGCAACCGTATATGATACATCACAGATCACTGTACCTGACTTATCACAAGGTGATACTGGTAACTTGACTACGTTTACAGTACCAGCTGGTACACTTGATTTCGCAGTCACATACTCTGTACAAGTCAAGTATAAGGATAACGCAGGACTACAAAGTAATTACTCATCTCCTGTACAGTTTGCTACACCTGTAGTAGATCAACCAGAAGTACAAACTATTACTCCTTCATTCAATCCTACAATCAACGTTCTAACTCCTGAGATCAAGGCAGGATATGGACATAACTCAACTGACTGGCAGTTCTCACAGGGAGATACTTTCATTAACATTGAACATCAATCGTTAGGAAACTCTACTAACCTACAGTCTTATACATTACCAGGTGACGTTACACTGTTACCTACAACTACATATTATGTAAGAGTGAGATTCAACGTGGATACAGTCTAATGGCAAAACCAAGTAGTAAAGCAACTCTAGCAGAGTATGCTTTAAGAAAACTAGGAGCACCAGTCCTAGAAATAAACGTAGATGACGATCAGATAGATGATCTGATTGATGATGCTTTGCAGTTTTTCCAAGAGAGATCTACTGATGGTTATATTAGAACGTTTCTAAAGTATAAGTTTGATCAAGCAACTATAGACTTGATGAAGACTGACACAACTACCACAGTGACACAGGTAGGTGCTAGACAACCAGAGTTTCTTGAGCAGAATAATTTTATTACTATGCCTGAGCATGTCACCTCAGTCATTAAGATATTTGATTTCACATCTAAGAATACTACCAACCTATTTGACGTAAGATACCAGTGGAGATTGAATGATCTCTGGGATCTAACTCAGACTGAGATTCTTACATATGAAATGGTAAACAGAAGATTAGAAGATATATACTGGTTACTAGAAGGACAGAAACAAATAAGATTCCAAGCAAGAGGAGACAGGTTATACATGGATCTTGACTTCAAGACTGATGTAAACGATGGTGACTTTATAGTATTTGATGCTTACAGAGCATTGGATCCTTCATCATTTACTACACTATATGATGATATTTTCCTCAAGAGATATACTACACAACTTATAAAGAGACAGTGGGGTCAGAACTTGAGTAAGTTCCAAGGTGCTCAGTTGCCAGGTGGTATCACTATGAATGGTGATCAAATATATCAACAGGCACAAACTGAGTTAGACAGGATAGAAGATGAGATGCTAATGAAGTATGAAATGCCCCCAATGGATATGATCGGATAATGGCAAGAAACGTATTCTTTACACACGGTACTCGTAACGAGCAGTTCCTTCAGCAGAACCTTGTTGAAGAGTATATCAAGATGTTTGGTATGGATGTGTTATACATTCCCAGACAGATGATAGCAAAAGATAATGTGTTCAATGAAGAGGTTGTATCACAGTTCGATGACTCATATATTATAGAAGCATACCTAGAAAACTTTGATGGTTTCCAAGGTGGTGGAGATCTATTGACAAAGTTTGGTATCAGACAGACTGATGAGATAACTATGGTTATATCACAGCAGAGATTTAGTGATCTTATATCTCAGTTCCTATTGTTAGACGAAGACATAGAGGTAGGAGAAAGACCACAAGAAGGAGATCTAATATACTTCCCACTATCATCTAACTATTTTGAGATCAAATTTGTAGAGCATGAAGAACCTTTTTACCAGTTAGGAAAGAACTATACATATAAACTAAAAGCAGAACTCTTCGAGTACAGCGACGAAGGTGGAGAGTTCTTCGCAGGAGACGACGAGTTAATAGATACAGGTTATACTGTACAATACTATTATCTTGTAACGCCTGGCGAGTCCGCTGCTGCGACTCCGCTACTTGATGGAGATGTAGTATCACAGGCTATAGTTACTACAAATGGTAGTAAGTATAACTTTACTCCGACTGTTACTGTTACAGGTGATGGTACAGGAGCAACAGCACATGCTGAGATGATCGTTGTAAATGTGGGTGGATCTATTCCAATAACCCCAGCTGTCTTAGATCCTACTGTGAAGAACGGTAAGATGGTTGGTCTAGAAATAATTTCAGGAGGTAGTGGTTATGATGTATCTCGATCTAGTATTGATTTCACTGATCCTAGTAGCACAGGCACCAAACCTGTGGTCATTCCGACTTTTAACTCGTCTGGTTCTCTCACTAAAGTCGAGATTACAAATGAAGGATCGGGGTATGATTCTGTCGAAAGGATAGTTATAGACAGTGGTGGTAGTGGATACACTACTGCTGAATTTGATATACAATCAGTACCAGCTGGACTGTCTGGAAACTTTATTGATAAGGAACAAGTTACAGGTGGAACTACTGGTGGTACAGCTATGATTGCTGATTGGGATAAATCAGAAGGCTGGTTGAAATTAAAATCAGTAACAGATGACTTCCAGATCGGTGAACTATTGGTAGGTAATACCAGTGGTGCGTCAATAACGATACATAGTTATGACGCAATGAAAACTACAGATACTAAATACTCTGAGTCTTCCACGTTTGAGACACTTGCTGATGATATCATTGACTTCAGTGAAGGTAACCCATTTGGTATAGGAACATAAAATGTTAGGTGAATACACATATAATAAAGTCATCCGTAAATGCGTTATAGGATTTGGTACTTTATTCAACGGAATAGAAGTTAGAAAAGAGACAGGTGGTACAACCTATCAGAAGATGAAAGTACCTCTTGCCTATGGTCCTAAGCAAAAGTTTTTAGCAAGACTAGAGGGACAACCAGAATTAAACAAGAAGGTTGCCATCACTCTACCTAGAATATCATTTGAACTGTCTGGAATATCATATGACAGTACTAGAAAGTTAAGTCCTATAACGACTGACTATAAGAAAGATGGTAAGAATGTAAGAAAGATATTTACACCCGTACCATATAATCTAGACTTCAGTTTGTCTATACTATCAAAGACAAACGATGAAGCGTTGGAGATTATAGAACAAATCGTTCCTATATTCCAACCATCATATAATATTACTATCAAAATATTAGATGATATCAATGAGTATCGTGACATACCAATCGTTCTGAATAGTATTTCCTACTCAGACGAGTATGAAGGTAACTTTGATCAACGTAAATTAACTACGATTGACTGTACCTTTACTGTCAAAGCATACATCTTCGGACCTACATCCACACAGAAACCAATCAAGAAAGCAAAAGTTCATTACGATACTGGTACCCCTGCGACACCAAACCGTCGTGTATCATATCAAGTAGAACCTACTGCCTTACGTGATAAGGATAGTGATGGAGCAGGACTGACTATCACAGCACAGGTCAACAGTAAGGTAGCTACACTACCAGTTGTAGACTCAACTGTACTCAGTATAGGTGACTATATTGAGATCAATAACGAAGTTATGAAGGTCAAGAGTAAACCAGATGGTACATCTATTACTGTACATCGTGGTCAAAATGCCACAACTCAATCTGCTCATGCGAGTGGTTCAGTTATAGATATTATAACAACCGCTGACACAGAACTATTAGATAGTGATGATGACTTCGGATTCAACGAAATGACTTCTTTCTATGGATAACAATTTCGGTGGTTTAGAAAAGGCGTTTGATACCTCAGAACCTAAACCCAAAAAAGTAACTCCTATCAAGAATACTGATGATCAGATAACTGATGATCATGAGTATGCTAGGTCAAACCTATACTCTCTCATAGAGAAAGGACAGGAAGCAGTTGATGGTGCTTTAGATGTAGCACAAGGGAGTGATCACCCTAGAGCATATGAGGTAGCAGGACAGTTAATCAAACACGTCGGTGACGTTGCTGATAAACTTATGGCACTTCAGAAAACAACCAAAGAAGTAAAGGAAGAGAAAAAGAAAGGACCTTCCACAGTTAACAACGCTTTATTTGTTGGTAGCACAGCAGATTTACAGAAGATGTTGAAGAATGCTTCCAAGGATAAATAAGTAAGAACCAACTATTATTAACATGTCAGTATTAAAAGTAGTGCAGGATGGACCTACGGTAACCGTTGGTAGTGCTGCCAATACACAAAGTACAGCACTATCTGTGAAGACAGGTATCTATCGTTTTGCTGCTGAAGTCGCAAAGGGCGGTGCTGCCATACAGTTAGGTGGAGATGCCAATGCCACTAACTCAAGTTTGTATGTAGAGAAAGGCGAATCAATTATTGTCAAAGGTGACAGCCCAGTACGTATGGGTATCACGGGTGCTACTGCTGCTAACCCAGTAGTATTCACAGTAGAAAGATCAGGTGGAAATCATAATCAGATTAAAGTAGGAGACTACGTTACAACAACTGGTTCATCTGTTGGAGCATATAATTTATCTCACGTTGAGGTAACTGCTGCTACACCATCAACAATTACAATCGGTGGTACAGATGGATCTGGTTTCGCAGCATTCTCAGGAACTGCTGAAGTGCGAAAGTCTATGAAGTATGCTATAATGCCTAAGACTGCTAGTGGAGCAACAGTCCACTGTACAGAGGTTCAAGTCGTTGTATCATAATGATCACAGAAGCTGCGAGACTGAATGAGTATGGCAAATACTATTACGTCGAGTTGGTTTGGCGTGGTAGACCATACCGTGTTCAGATATTTTTCCCAAAGCTTCAGAAACCACAACGTCAGGATATCCAAAAACAAGCTGGCAAGATATATCCTGGTGCTAGAATAGTATCATATGTAGAAGCAAGTCGTTCTAACGATCTACCTATGCTATTCGCTATTGATTATTTCTAATGCAGTTCAGAGAAAACGACATACTAGAATTACTAGACCTATGTCGTACAACAGATAAATGTAGTGTCAAACTTATACGTAAGTTAGAAGACTACCTAGAACAATATTCTTGTGATGAGCAAAATTTGGCACGAACATATCCCCCCTTCCCTCTTTAACAAGTTAAAAGATGCTTGTATAGAAAGAAGGAAAGATGAGGACTGGGACTATAATAATAAATTAGTTGGTGCTTTGAATCAACAGTCATCTCTCGTTCCTACTGAAGGGTTGGAAGATTATCTCGTTCATACTTCACAGAATATATGGCATACAATCTTTCAGACATGCCCATATAAAGGAGACTTCGATCCAAACTATTTGGATCTCCGCGAACTATGGGTAAACTATCAGAAACCTGGTCAATACAATCCTTACCACTGCCATCACGGTGTGGTAAGTTTTGTTATTTTTGTAGACATACCATACGGTGTGGAAGAACGGAAAGACTTTGCTAGTGATGGTGGATTCCAACTAGAGGATAGACTTATAAACGTGGATAGATCATGGAACGGACAGGTGCTTATGTTTCCGTCTCCTACTAATCACGCAGTTTATCCTTATCATTCCACAGACAAAGAAAGAATTACCGTAGCAGGAAATTTATTCTGGAAAGTGTGCTAAATATATTAGCACCAATTATCGCCATGTCTGAAGTACCAGAGGATCGCCTCACAGCCCAGTTGGACTTTGAGGAAGATATGAAAGAGAACCCTGAGTTCTACCAAGATTATCTAACAGCACACCATAATGAATACCCAGAAGCACCTCACTGGGATTACATAATAGACAAGTGGGTAGCATATGATCATGGAGTCACAATGTTCTTTGACAAAGAGTCAGAAGCACGTGACTGGTATTCGCTAAATACCCATAGTACAAGTAGTTAAACAGTTATAATGTCACTGACGATTCGTAGATTACCTGAACAGGATAACAATCTGCTCAGACCACCGACAAGTATACAACCCTCACAGAATGGTGACGTAGTATTAGAAGCAACTTCTAATAGCGTTTTGACCATGAAGTTGAAGGGCACTGATGGTGTCGTCAGAAACTTTGACGTTGGTGGTGGTGGATCAACGATTGGTACAGAATATGATATCCGTGCCATCTCAGCTACATCTCCTGATGTTACATTTAGATTGACATCTTCTTACTCTGTATTAGATGATATTACATTTAAAGGTAACTCACAGCAGATAATTATTAGTAGAGTAGACGACGATAATATACAATTTGCTTTCCCTAACGATGTCACAATGCCTAATGACTTGACAGTCACAGGTGATTTGACAGTTAATGGAACTACTACTACAGTTAATTCTACTACCGTACAGGTGGATGACAAAAACCTAGAACTAGGTACAGTCGCTTCACCTACCGATTCTACGGCTGACGGTGGTGGTATAATTTTGAAAGGAGCATCAGACTACAGTATGCTCTGGTCAAATACTAATGATGCTTGGACATTCAATCAGAATGTATTTCCAAGTGCTGATAGTTCATTTGATTTAGGTAGCAATCTTATACGTTGGCAAAACATATATGGTGACGCTGCTAATATTACATCTATAACAGGAGCACTTACTGGTAATGCTGACACTGCAACTAATTTACAGACTGCTAGAGACATTTCGGGCGTTTCGTTCGATGGTGGATCGGATATCACACTGGTTACTGACAATGTTCAGGAGTCAGGAACCCCAACCAATGTGTACTTCACAAACACTAGAGCGAGATCTGCGATTTCTATCACGGACTCTGGAGGTGATGGATCCCTCGGTTACGACAGCGGAACGGGTGTTGTTACCTATACTGGTCCTAGCCCCTCAGAAGTTAGAGCACATTTTTCGGGAGGGACAGGAGTTACACTCACCTCTGGAATAGTTAACATAGGACAGGCAGTTGGTACAACTGATGATGTAGAATTTAACCAAGTAACAGCCGCAGTTGTAGGTAACGCAACTACAGCAACAACATTACAGACAGCAAGAAATATAAACGGTGTATCATTTAATGGTGGTGCTGACATCACATTAGATCTAGATGATATTCAAGAAGCACAATCTACACCAACAAACTTATTCTATACTAATGAGAGAGTAGATGACAGAGTAGCAGTTCTACTTACAGGTGGCAATGGTATAAACAAATCATATGATGATGCTTCCGACTCACTTACATTATCTGTAGACTTTACAGAATTTACAACTGATGATGTTGTAGAAGGATCAACAGATTTATACTTTACTAATGGTAGAGCAAGATCTGCTGTATCAGTCACAGACGCAGGAGGAGATGGTAGTCTAGCATTTGATAATAGCACTGGTGTATTTACATACACAGGTCCTAGTGCTGCTGAAGTAAGAGCACATGTATCAGTCACTGACTTAGGTGGTGACGGATCTATGTCTTATGATAGTGCGTCAGGTGTTATAACTTACACAGGTCCTAGTCCTCTAGAGACTAGACAACACCTTAGTGGTGGTACAGGTGTATCTTATAATTCCGCATCAGGTGTAATTGCTATAGGTCAGGCAGTTGCTACTAACTCTGACGTTACCTTTGGTGAGGTAACTATCGGTGCTAGTGGTACAAGAAACTTACTTATACAGAACACTGACAACGTAGGTACAGTAGACACAGTTGCTAACATTACATTCAAGCATAGTGGTATTGACTTTACCTCTGATAGTATTGTTGCTGATGGTAATGACCTAGGACACATTGACTTTAGAAACAATGGTGGTTCTAAGATAGCAGCTTTTGGATTCAGAAAGAGAAATACAGAAGGAAGTAAATTAACATTTGAAGTTGACGCAAATAACAATGGTACACCTAACCTAGAGGTAGGTGACACAAACTTAAATCTTGAGTCTAGTTACATCAAACTGACTGCTGCTACAACTAAGGTGATCGGTGCATCACTCACAGTAGAGTTAGATGATGCGTCAGAGAACGCAGGTCCTGACTTTATCATTCAGAGAGATAGTGCTAGTGCGGCTACTAACGACCTACTTGGTGCTATTAAGTTCCACGGTAGGAATACAAGTAATGGTGCTGACGTAGAGTTTGGTAAGATACAATCTAAGATTCACTTTGATACTGAGGGATCTGAGAGAGGACTACTACACTTCTCAGTTATAGACGCAGGATCAGAAGTTAAGACTATGACACTACGTGGTGGTCTAGTCGGTCTTAATATAGAGGAACCCGCAGGACAGTTACACGTCAAAGGTAATGACACAACTGACCAAATAATTATTGAGAACACAACTAACAGTTCTACTACTGCTCCTGACCTTGTACTATACAAATCAGGTACTATTGGTGTTGGACATCAGCCAGGTAGAATTGACTTCAGAGGTAGAAATGCTAATGATGATGCTAACGTTACCTATGCGGGTATCTTTGCTGAAGTTACTGGTACAGCAAACCTAGCAGAGAACGGAGCACTTAAGTTCTTTACTGTACAATCTGGTACACTATCTGAAGCCGCAAGAATTACTGAAGCGGGTCACTATAAGTTACAGCAAGACAAAGGTATTGACTTTAGTAACCAGACATCATTACCTGGCAAGACATATCAAATCCTTGATCACTATGAAGAAGGTTTCTATGATGCTACACCAGAGTTCCAGTCAACAATCAGAGCTGGTATGACAACTACATCTACTGGTTACTACACCAAGGTAGGTAGAATGGTACATGTACATGCTAAGGTTACAGTTAACATCCAAGACGCATCATTAATTGGTGGTGTTCTTAAGTTCCCAATTCCATTCCAACCCGCACTATCACATAGTGACGCACCAGTACAGACAGTAGTAATGGATACATCATCCACACACTTCTTGAACACAGGACAAGCAATATTCTTAGACGACAGTAAAGATATGGTAGTATCACACGCAGGATCTCAGAATCAGTGGATGGTACTCCAGATACGTAACGCTGATTATAAGAGATCAAGTGTCATCACCGCAGGAAACTGTGCGATTGGTACTGCTGCGTTATTCCTAGACTTTACTTATAGAGCTTCCTCATAATGTCTGCCCAAGACTTCTATCTTGGTAACCCCAACCTTAAAAAGGTTGGAACTGAAATTGAATTTACTCAAGACCAGATCCAAGAATACTTAAAATGTAAAGAAGATCCCGTCTACTTTTCTATGAACTACATCAAGATTATATCTCTTGATGAGGGTATAGTTCCATTTAAGATGTGGGACTTTCAACAAGAACTGATTAAGAACTTTCACGAGAATAGGTTTAATATAGCAAAACTTCCTAGACAGACTGGTAAGTCCACTACGTGTGTGTCTTACCTTTTACACTATGCATTGTTTAATGACAATGTAAATATAGGTATCCTAGCAAACAAGCTATCCACTGCTAGAGATCTACTTGGAAGACTACAACTTGCCTATGAACAACTACCACTCTGGATGCAACAGGGAATCATAGCATGGAACAAGGGTAGCATGGAGTTAGAAAATGGATCAAAGATTCTCGCTGCATCTACTTCAGCATCTGCTGTTCGAGGTATGTCGTTTAACATCATCTTCCTCGATGAGTTTGCGTTTATACCTAACCATATTGCGGAACAATTCTTTAGTTCCGTTTATCCTACTATTACTTCTGGTAAATCCACAAAAGTCATCATTATTTCCACACCAAATGGAATGAATCACTTCTATAAGTTGTGGGTTGACGCACAGAAAGGTAGGAATGGATACGTCTGGACTGAAGTTCACTGGTCAAAAGTACCAGGCAGGGATGCTGCGTGGAAAGAAACAACTATAGCTAATACTTCCGTAAGACAATTCACTCAAGAGTTTGACTGTGAGTTCCTAGGGTCTGTTGACACATTGATTACCGCATCTAAGCTCCGCACACTGACATACGATGACCCAGTGCGGACAAATGGATCACTAGATGTATACGAAAACCCTATACCTGAGAGAGATTATATAATTACGTGTGATATATCCCGTGGTTTAGCACAGGATTATAGTGCTTTCTGCGTGATAGACATATCACAAGCACCATGGAAACTGGTGGCAAAGTATAGAGACCATGATATAAGACCTATGTTACTCCCTAATGTGATAGCGGATGTGGCAAACGCATATAATATGGCGTATGTTCTGATAGAGGTTAATGATATAGGAGAGGCAGTAGCATCACAGCTCCATTATGATGTGGAGTATGAGAATGTACTCATGTGTGCTATGCGTGGTAGAGCTGGACAGATAGTTGGTACAGGATTTAGCGGAGGAAAGACACAGATGGGTGTCAAGATGAGTAAAACTGTGAAAGCACAGGGATGCTCAAACCTCAAGACTCTGATAGAAGATGACAAACTAATTGTAAACGACTATAACATTGTATCTGAACTGACTACATTCATACAAAACAAGCAATCATTTGAGGCAGACGAGGGATATAATGATGACCTTGTGATGTGTCTTGTCATCTTTGCATGGTTGGTACAACAGGAATATTTCAAGGAACTGACTGATCAGGACATAAGACGGAGAATATATGAGGAGCAAAAGAATCAAATAGAACAGGATATGGCACCATTTGGTTTCATTCTCAACGGTGTAGATGATGAAGAGATTGTGGTAGATGAAAAAGGAAGTGTCTGGTCACTTGAGATGGACGGTAGTGACAGGGAGACCTCAAAATGGAATACAGACGAGTATGGTGACAGATCATTTATGTGGGACTATCGGTAGAAAAGCTACTTTCCCTAAATATTTTTAGACAAATTGAAATTATTCATCAGGAGTACCAAGCATGGCTAGCACACTTCTCTCACCAGGAGTGGTAATTCAAGAGAGGGATTTAACCCTTGGATCCATTGAGACAGTAGAAGTAAACGTTGGAGCAATAGCTGGAGCTTTTACAAAAGGACCAGTTAATAAACCAGTTAGAATCTCATCGGAATCAGAATTACTTTCTAAATTTGGTGAACCAAATGACAGTAACTATGAAACATGGTTCGCTGCCTCATCTTTTCTCGCATACGGTGGCGTACTTGACGTAGTACGTGCTAGTGGTGCTTCATTACAAACTGCTAACGTAGGTGGAGTTACACTTACAATCAACAGCGTAGAAGATTACGAAGGTAATTACTACGATGGTACAGCAGCTTGGGACTATGCTTCTAGATCTATTGGTGCTGTTGGTAACTCACTTAAAGTTGTAGTAATCGACTCAGGTGCTAATCAACAAGTAACTCTTGCGGGCAATCTCCAGTCAGCTGGTGTAGCAGCAGGATCATTAATCCAAAACTCAGCGGGTACTAAATCTGCTTACATCCACAAAATTACAGGTGGTACAGTAGTAGATGTTATCTGGGTATCTGGTGGTGCTTGGACAACTTCCGATCTAGTTGATGATGGATCTAACCCTGATGTTTCTATCACAGCAGTAGCAGGATGGTATGATTCACAGATGATTACCCCAACCTTGAACTGGAATCAAGTGGCTCCCCAACCTGGCACTTCAGTACACGTTGCTGAACGCGGAGGATCAAACGACGAGATGCACATTGTTGTAGTCGACGTTGACGGTGGAGTAACAGGAACACCTAATACAGTTCTTGAGAAGTTTCTCTATGTCTCTAAAGCATCTGATGGTAAATCAGCAGAAGGTTCTTTAGTCTATTATCCAGAGGTTATCCTCAACCAATCCAGTTACATCTACTGGGGTTCTCATGATAACGAGGACATCTGGGATGTAGGTGGTAACGCTCTTGCTAACTCATCTAACGTGGGTGGCTTATCAACAACAGCATTTGATATTCTTGGTGAGAAAGAATACTCAATGACAGGTGGTGTTGATGACTTTACACTATCTCAGGCAGAGATTATCGCAGGGTATGATTACTTTGCTGATCCAGAAACAGTACAGATTGACTACCTAATCATGGGTGGTGGCGGTGCTACTGAGACAGAAACAAAAGCAAAAGCAAACAAACTGATCAGTATTGTGAATAATCGTAAGGACTGTGTTGCTTTCATTTCTCCTGATAAAACAAATGTTATCGGAGTATCAGACAGCGGTACACAAACTAATAACATAGTTGAGTTCTTCGATACATTCCCATCATCTTCATACGTAGTCTTCGATAGCGGTTGGAAGTATCTTTATGATCGTTTCGCTGACAAGTATAGATGGATCCCATGTAACGGTGACACTGCAGGATTATGTGCTAGCACAACTGCGGCTGGAGATCCATGGTTCTCACCCGCAGGACTTAATCGCGGTGGAATCAAGAATGCTATTAAACTAGCATATTCACCTAAGAAATCTGAAAGAGACACACTTTATCAGAAGAGAATCAATCCAATCACTTCTCTACCTGGTCAAGGTATCGTACTCTTCGGAGACAAAACAGCTCTCGCTTCACCATCTGCCTTTGATCGCATCAACGTCCGTCGTCTCTTCCTCGTCATAGAGAAGACAATAGGAAATGCTGCGAAGGGAGTATTGTTTGAACTAAATGACGAATTTACTAGAAACAACTTCAACAACGTTGTCGAACCATACCTACGTGACATTCAAGCACGTCGTGGTATCACTGACTTCTTAGTTGTTTGTGATAGTTCCAACAACACACCTGATTTAATTGATAAGAATGAGTTTGTTGCTGAGATTTACATCAAGCCTGCTCGCTCTATCAACTTCATCACACTAACCTTTGTTGCTACACGTACAGGTGTTAGTTTCGAGGAAGTAATCCCAAGGAGATCTTAAACAATGGCTGAAACCAAAGCACTGGGCGTATTAGAATTCCAGTCTAGAATCAAGGGAGCAGTTAGACCTAACCTGTTCTCTGTGACACATAACTTTCCAACAGGCGTTATCGCTGAAGATGGATTAGAAACATACTTATGTAAGAGTGCTGCTCTTCCTGCATCAACAGTAGGAACAGTAGAACTACCTTTCCGTGGTAGAGTGATCAAGGTACCTGGCGACAGAACCTTTGAATCATGGACTGCTACATTCTATATGGATGATGCTTTCCAACTACGTGGTGCTTACGAAAAGTGGATTGAACTAACCAACACTGTAGATGCCAACACAGCATCCGCAGGAATGGAAGCAATATTACAGGACATCACTGTAACTCAAATGGATAAGTTCAACGGATCCGCAAAACAATTCAAGGACATCCGTCAGTATAAATTAGTGAAAGGTTTCCCAGTATCTGTTTCACAGGTATCACTAGCATATGACAACAACGATTCTTACGAAGAGTTCGATGTTGAGTTTGCTTACCAGTACTTCGAGACATCTATTGGTCAGAATACTATGAAAAGGGTTGGTACTGCCTAACTAAATAGTAGGTACAGAAACGCAATATTATGGCAGAGTTATTCGGATTCTCGTTTAGAAAAAGAGAGGAGCAATTAAAGAAAAGTGCTCCCTCTCCCGTTGCCCCAACTAATGAGGATGGTGCTACAAGTTTTATAGCTGGTGGTTACCACGGGACATACGTAGATCTTGATGGTAACTTCAAGACTGAGTACGACATGGTGGTTAAGTATCGCATGATGGCGATGCACCCTGAAGTAGACAGTGCGATTGAAGACATTTTACAAGAGTCAATAGTCACAGACCAAAATGACTCACCCGTACAGATAAACCTGGCAAACTTAGATGTCAGTGATTCTGTCAAGGATATGATTAGAACAGAGTTCGATTATATTAAAAATTTAATAGGATTTGATACTAAAGCTCATGAAATGTTCCGTAGATGGTACATTGATGGGCGTTTGTATTATCATAAGGTCATAGATTTGAAGAGACCTCAAGATGGTATTCTCGAACTCCGTTATGTAGATCCACAAAAGATCAAGAAAGTCAGACAGATTAATAAGATTCCAAAGACAGCAGACCAGTTTCAGTCACTAGACTATGGTAAGGTAGACGAATATTTCATATACAATCCTAAAGGACTACGCAATACCTCCGCAAATAGTGGTATAAAAATTGCGAAAGATGCTATAACATATGTGACCTCTGGTATTCTCGATACCAATAAGAATATAGTATTGTCTTACTTACATAAGGCAATCAAAGTTCTTAATCAACTCATGATGATCGAGGACTCTCTTGTTATCTACAGGATATCAAGAGCACCAGAGCGTAGAATTTTCTACATTGATGTAGGAAATCTACCAAAAGTAAAAGCGGAGCAGTACCTACGTGAGGTAATGAGTCGCTACAGAAACAAACTTGTTTATGATGCAAACACAGGAGAAATAAGAGATGACAGAAAATACATGTCGATGCTCGAAGACTTCTGGTTACCCAGAAGAGAAGGAGGACGAGGTACTGAAATCACTACGTTGCCAGGTGGACAAAATCTTGGAGAACTTACGGAC